TGTAGTCCCCACCAGCAAGTTACCGCTGGAGTCCATCCGAACTTCGTTATATGTCCCGTTGTTGTAAGTACGGAGTGATAGTGACGCATTACCTGTAAGGTTGGTTATTGAGTCAATATATGACAAGCCGCTACTTGTTGGGTACATATACAACCCATAGCTATTACCAGTTCCTGATAAAGCCGTAGCTTGTTTAGTAACAGACAAAGATGCCGCTGGCGAAGCAGTACCAATACCCACATTACCAGAAGTGTCGATACGCATCTTTTCTGAGTTGTTTGTGTAAAACGCCATTGGATGATTAGTGGTCGTCCCCAATGAGCCATTTGTACTGGCGGTGTTATATAAAATGGTGTTTACAGTGCCATCATTTACGTTTAATCCGGCATTTGATGTCGCTGTAACAACCGTAAGTTTTGTACTTGGCGAAGCAGTACCAATCCCCACATTACCACTTGCATCTTTCACAATGCCTGTCACGCCAACAGTCAGCGTGTCTGTTGTGGCATCTCCAAGCGTGGTGTTACCTGTGGTGGTCAGGTTGACCAGTGTCTCTGTGCCTGTGTTGGTGAGGCCGGGGGTGGTGATGCCCAGCGACCCATCTAGTAAAATGCTCACTTTAGTTCTCCAGCAGGTTTATTGGTTTCCACTTGAGCTTGGTAGGCCGCAATGACTTCAGCAGTCCATGCCACGTTGCAAATTGCAACCACGTTGGCGGGAATACCAGTCAGGTCTTGACCCGGTGTCAGGCTACTGCGGTGGTAGGTTTGGCTGATTTGATTACCGTCTTCCATAATGCGTGTTGCTTCACGGTACAGAACAGTGCCGTTCTCGGTCACGGTGATTTGGTCTATGTTGGTTGTTTTGGTAAGTGACATTTTGTTTCCTTAAAAATTAAACAAAGTAATTAACGGTACACAGATAAAGTCCACCATTTACAAGAACACCTGTATTGTCGTATTTAAGAATAGCTCCGTTAGTAGTACCCGGGCCAACAGTCACTTGACTAAGATAACCATTTACCGAATTTTCTCTACACACACCAATAAACGCGCTTGTACTTGAAGATGATGTAAATGGTAATCCGCTGTAATTACCATAAGTGCCATTGGCAGTACCAATGTTTGTTATACTAAATTGAAAATATACAAAAACTTCTCTACCTATTTTGCAATAAAACCCAGATGAGGTATAGCTAGTTATGGTTCCACTTGATGGTGTAATTACAGGAGTCCAAGTCCCCTCCTCATAATCATCCAGCGTGTTTGCGTCAGTTGATGCTGATTGAGTTGCGGGGAAGGCGATGCCTGTACCTGTGGCTGTGGTGCTACCGCCTGCCAAGGAAAGAATGTTTCCCGTGGTAAGGATACGCATACGCTCTGTGTTGTTTGTCCCTAAAGTTAATGGCGTAGCGCCTAAAGAAGTTAAAGAGGTTTGACCTCCATCTGAATATAAATAACCACCTGTTGTAGCTGGGCCAACGGCAACAACACCTTTACTGGTGCTAGTATTATTCACTTGCAATGTTGTATAACCTGAATACAAGGTAGGCGTAGTAGTACCAATCCCCACATTCTGTGAGGTGTCCACAGTAAGAGCCGCTGTACCATTTGTTTGGAGTTGCAACACCCCGCTACTGTCAGCACTCGATTTCAGCCCTGCTGAACCGCTTGATACGCCGTTGTCCGAATTTATGAGCGATGCCATTATTGTGTTACCTCATCTGCGGGTTCTGGTGTGTTTCCAGCCTCAAGCCACTTGACATACTCCTCAGCAGTCACAAAGCAAGATTCTTGACGGCCGTCTTCCCACTCACGCCATACAACTTGTGTTGTTTGCATTGGCATCAGAGGCATCAATTTCCAAATTGGTTCAATCATAATTCGCATCCATTAAATATAATTTTTGAACTAGCTGTATTGTTGGACAATAAAGTTGTTGCATATCCTTGAGTCAACCCACTCATTCCAGTTGGCTGAACAACTCCAGCCAAATAAGTTGCGGTGTTAAAACTCATTCCTGTTGCGGCAGTAGCGGAAGTGGATGGTTGCCAACAAGAAAAATCCGAACCTGCGCTAATCGTAATTCCTGTTGGCGGTGTTCTAACACTTACAGGGAAAACTAAAGTAATCAAAGCGGCAGTTGTTGAAGCGCATTGCCCAACTCCAAAAGGTTGATAGCCACCACTCGGATTTGCAATAAATACAGGGCAATACCTCTGACACAAAGCCAACTCAGTCCCATAAGGTCTGTAATCAAAGCTAGTCGCTGTTGAGCCTTTCTCTAGCTGTACGCCTGTGATGTAGAAAGTAGCGCCGTTTGTGCCGACTACGCTGGTTGCGCCTGTGGCTCCAATAATATTCCCAGAACCCCATGCATTAGCCGTTGCCGAATATGTTGAGCCGACACCAAGGCCAAAATCAACAAGCATTCCTGCGGCATTTGTTGCACCGACCCAAGTTCCGCTTGTATCTCCGGGGATGGTGATTGTTTTATATTCCCAAGTATTAGCAGAAGAAATTGTATAAGTAGCTGGATAACCTCTTGAAGCATTGCCACTACTTAGAACAACACCAAAAGTTCCTGTTAGCGAGGAACGAACCCAAAAAGACAAAGATACAGTTGATGCCCCAGCAGCACCAAACCCTAAATCAAAAGTGTTGAATCCTTCAATGCCTTGACGGAAAGTGAAGTAATCTCCAGCGAGAACACTATATGCCGAACTAGATGTAAAACCAAGATAGTTTTTAAATCCAGCAGGAGGCGTTACTGAACCAGCATTTTGTTGCCATGTTCCTTTTGATGCTTGAGAGCTTACATATGCAAAGCGGTCAACTGTAAAAGCAGAGGCAGTACCACTCGCCCCCGCATTCCTTTGGTCAATCACCATTGCACCATTGATGATGCGGTTTTTGAAGCCAAATGTATTTGGTAAGTTAGCGGCCTGTGCAAACGTAACACTCTGATCTGTTCCAACTGTTACCGCAGTCGTAGGCGTACTACCCGTCTGAAGAACAAGCGTACCTGTCGTATCAGCAGTAACTTTGTACGCTGTAGTTGTCGTTGTCGATGCGCTGATAGTACTCATATAACCACCCATTGTTGACCACTACTTACCGTAACTACTGCACCCGATGCAATAGTCATTGGCCCAACTGAAAACCCGTTGTTACCCGTTTGGATTGTGTAACTTGAATTTACTGTTGTAGCGTTGATTGTTATGCCATTACCCGAAACCATCGCTGTTGAAGTTAAGTCTCCAGTGCTTGGCTTGTACAACAGATTGGCGTTGCCTGTATAAAGCGTTGAAGCATTACCTGTCGTGACACTTGAGAATACTGGATAACGAACACTTGTTGTGCTTGTGTCATTGGAAATTACTGCGCCGCCCAAGAGCGTCCAGTTGGCTCCGTCATAGCCTTCGTACTGAGACAAAGTGCTGTTCCAACGAATCTTACCTACCGCGCCCGTGGGACGCTGGCCTGTTGTACCGGCTGAAATCTGCACCGCACCTGTTGAGGAGAATGTTGAGTCCGCAGATGCAGTTAAAGACCCAATTGACAAATTGGTAGACCATTGAGGCGCTGTACCACTTGATGTCAAAACCTGATTACTTGTACCAATACCCAACTTGCTTAAGGCTGTGCCGGTTGCGTAGTAAGGAACATCGCCAGCCGTGTAGCTGGTTAAACCTGTACCGCCATAGTTTGTTTTGACGCTTGCGCTATTGGCAGCAATAACGTCTGTGCCGTCAACATACACAGCCCGTGCAGCAGGCTGGGTTACAAACACGTCCTTTGAGCCTGAGCCAAAGTTGACAAGAGAACCCGAGTTACTGGAAGTTAAAACAGTTGTACGCGATAGCGTGTTGCCACCAGAGGTGTACGTGCCAATACCAACCTCATACTCGCCAGACACGACGTTGGCGATGGTGTAATAAGTGCTGTTGGAGTTTCCAACACCGGCGGAAAATGTTTGAAATCCTGTGTACGCACCAGCAAGCGTTACAGAACCCGTGCCTGTAGTTGTGGTGGTTTCACGGACTCTGTCTGCGAGGACTAAGGCCATTTATCATGCTCCTGTCAGTTGAGACTCTTCAAACCAACGCTGCTGCACATTACCATCCACGTCCGTCCACTCAACCAGATAAGTGACGTTGCCATCCTCATCCATACGCAGGGCAGAAACAGGGCCTTGGGGAATAACTGCGACAGCCTTGACGACATCGCCTTTTTTGAATGTTGTTGCCATGATTAACCTGCCAAGCTGAGTGTGTAAGTTACGGACAGTGTGTCGCCAGAAACAACCGAGCGATCACCGGGGGAGCTAAAGTCTGCTGCTGAATACAACGTACCTGTTGTGCCGCTTTTGGTATTGTTGCTGGTCAAGAACGCACCGCCAACTGTGGTTGTTCCGTTGATACTGAATGTTGCAGGCGACGCTGAGTTTGTTGCCACAGAGGGGTTAGCTGTAGTGGGTGTACCAAATGTGCAGGCGGGGCGAGTGGCTTGGCTATACGCAACCACTTCAGTCCAACCAGCATGGGAAGACATGGTGTCACCAGCCGCAGGGTTGTTGGATGCAGCAGCACCGTACAGACCCAAATACCAAGCAGCCGTGTATGCGCTGCCAGTAAAGTATTTGGCATTCATATCTTGCAAGCCGCCGTTGACCACCAGATTAGGAGCCTCAGCTTCCCACTTCAAATTGCCTTGTGCGTCATGGCACTGGACTTTATATACGCCTTTTGCGCTTGCGCTCTCAGCGGCGGAGCCACCAGCGATCAAGCTGCTTGCAGCTACGTCTTGTGATTTAATTTTATCGTTGAACATGGTCGCTCCTTATGCGATACGGATAATTGCTGATGTGTTTGATACAGCGGGGAACTGTACCGTGAATGTTGTGGTCGAAGTCTTATCTGCGCCAAAGTCCAGTACGCAAACTGCGGGGTTTCCACCACCACTCTGGTAAATCAAAGCGCCACGCGCAGTCAGGGCAGAGTTCCAAACAGCGTTGTTAAATGAGATATAAGCGGTGTTGCCTGTACCTACCGTGGGAGTTTGCGCAATCGTGAGTGCCAGCCCACCAGCCGTGTACCCAGAAGCCACAACCTCGCCCGTAGACGTATAAGCCGTGGTAGAGGCATTAAGTGTGGCTGCATTGGTATAGAGCGCAATATAGAACGTCCCCGAAGTAAAGTTGAACGTGCCGTTCATCAGTCCAGTCTTAAAACCGTTGCAGGAGAAGTTGCCTTGGAATGCCATTAACGCACCCCGTTATTCTGTGGCAAAGGCGCTTGGCGGTACTGACCACTACGGTATGCGTCGCTACGCTCCATGCCGTCACCAAGGCGTTTGGCCAATGCAAGGGCTTCTTTGTACTTAGCGTCATAGCCGGTAATGATGTCAACCTCCCCCTTCATGAAGGTATAGGCTTCTACCAAAGAGCCGTAAAGCAGCACAGTGTCAAAGTTGTCGCCCAGCCAAGTAGTGTTTGCTGTAGTGATTGACTCAGGATAATAAAAGTAATGCAACTCCATTGTGTAAACAGCGTCGGGTGTCGGGCCAAGAATAAAACTTAACTCATTGCTGCTTGAGTAAGATGGGCCAAACAAAGCGTAGTACTTAGGAATAGCGGTGTCTGTTGGCTGTGGATACGCTTGGCGTATGAAGTTCACATCTTTATTTAACAAGTACTCGTAGCTACCGTCTGCGGCAACAACAGCCATAGAGAACGTGGACAAAAAGTCGGACGGGCAAGCTAAGTACTTGTTGTTTGTGGTTGTAAAGCCCGTGACGTTACGGCGAAGCGACGGGAACTGCACTGAGTTGTATATACGTTGTTCAGCCTGCGTAATGAAAGTATTAATCTGCGTAGTTGCAGATACGGTACTCCCACTTGCAAGGTATACATCGGGGAACTGATTCTCCGTGTATGACTGAATCGTGTTATACAACGTCGTGTAATTCATGCCATCGGGCCTCGTGCCATCAGACCTTTAGTAGCCGCGCCAGTACCGCGAACTTTGATGCCGTCGGTCTTGACTTGCTTGTCACCAGCGTTTTTGCTAATGTTGCCAACGCTCATGTTAACCGTGTCCGCTTTGCTACGATTTGGCATAATACCGGGGTTGGACTCAATGCCTACAGCCTTACCAGACATAGTGTGTGGTTGTGCATAGACGCTGGCAGGGCCAACTTCTTTGCCGTCTCGTTTCATGCTGAATTTAGCCATTATTTGCCTCGCTGATTTGCAACTTTGGCCATATTACGACCCATGCTCTTCATCATCTCGTTGGTCTTGCCGCCTTTGGCCAATTTGGTCATAGGCTTGCCGGGATGCAGCTTTTTCTCGTGCTTATGCACTGCGCCAGCAATCATTTTTTTGTCTTGTTTCAAGTCCGCTTTGTCCATTTTGAACTCCTAAGTTACAACTATCGTTACTGTACCGATTTCCACTGCCATTGCCAAGTTATTTGGGGTCAGAACGGCATCAAACTCTGAGGCTCCCCCAACAGGATTCCAACCCCACTGAAATACTCGACTACCGCCCCCGCTATACCCATCTGCCAACAAGCCCGAAACCTGATAACTCAGATCAGGGCGTGGGTCTCGCACGCCTTGTGGGTCATCAACTGGATACATACCCAACTGCAACTGCGGCTGATCCGGATCCCAGCACTGGGGGCACACTTTCAAGTCATACGTCTTGGTCTTGACAACAAGCTTTTTAAGTAACGTGAGTTTGTACCCAAAGCCACACCGGTCGCATATAGCAATTGAATTCTTGCCACTGGCAAACCGATTACCCATTATCCGCCCCCAATGAACATCTGTCTAGGCACGAGACGCAAAGCAGCGCGTTCCTGATCTTCATCAGCCGCTGTCATCCATGCCTCATCGTATTGCTGTTTCAAAACACCAAGGCGTTCCATACCACCGGGAACCTTAAGCGCAATGTAATAGGCCAGTCCAGCCACCATACAGGGGATAAAACGAAATGGCACGTCCATCACATTGACACCGTTACCGGCGTCTTGTACGCGACGCATACGCCAGTAGACAAACTGATAGGTTTGGGAGCCGTCGGGCGTTGGCCACATGGTCACGCGGGGTACATTATTGATGTAAATCTTGGCTGTTGAGCTTGCGGTATGGGCAGCAGCCGTTGTTCCGTTCTGTCCACGGAAGCAATTGCTTAAAGTGTTGCCATCAATGTAGTTGTAAAAGATGGTTTCGCTCTCAAGGTTGATGTAACCAATGGCAGGCAAGCCCACGACGTTAGACAAAACAATCGAAGTGTCTGTAGCACTGATGCTGGTGGACAAAACCGCCGTTGTTGGCATGATCTGCCCGTCCAAACGCTGATACCAGACCTGAATTGGTCGTGCTTGGGTCAGCTTGTTGGGTAAAGTGGCGTATGTAGAGACGCTGACACGGGTAATTGTCAAATCGGCTTGGGTTGCCGCCACATTTGCCTGTGTTCGGATGACGTGATCGAGCAAATCAACAGTATCTGTGGGAATTGTGTATGTGTTCAAGCCTTGAGTTAGGGTTATCGTGCCCTGCTCAAACGTCCACATGTTAATACCGCGATTTGCCCAATCAGCAAACAGTAAATTCAGTGACCGGCGAGCCGTTTTCAGGTCATAACCGGTGCGCAACTCTGAACCAGCACGCTCAAACGCCTCCTCCACCAGTTCGGTGAGGTCTAAATTAAAGCCTGCTGACCCAGAAGTTGTTGCCATGTCACTTCATTTTCTTTAAAGTCTGTGCCAATCGTGCACGCTGTCCCGTTTTTCCGGGAGCTTTAGCTGCTGCGGCTAACTTTTTAGCGGGGATAGGTTTGTCGCCTTTGACACCAAGAGACGCGCGCAATGCGCCGGGTTTCTTGATTGCTTTTTGAATCCATTTTTCAGCCATTATATTTTCTCCGCAGTTTCATGCGCTTTCAAAAGACCTTTTAGGCGTTCAATCTCTTTATCGCGCTCTTCCAGCTTACGCATAAGGCTATCGTTCATATCGGCCCACATCACGATTTGTTCCATGCGCTGCTTATGATCCCTGTGCATGAGTTCAAACATGCGTTCAGACATTTCAATTTGCTTTTGGATGAAAGTAAGAGTCATCTAAATCCCGCTGTTTTCTTTGCTACTTTGGGTGGTTGTTTTACGAATTGCTTTCCGGCTTTTTTCCCCGCACGCTTTGCACGCGTTGTTGCAGCGTACTCAGCAGGGCTAAGGCTTTTAATTGCAGCTTCAGGGAGGTATCTTTCACCTGTGTCAGAAGATTTTTTACCACTTTTGGTTCTCCATTTTTGATCGCCCCAGTTTTTAAGGGATTGCTGCGGCGCTTTCAATCTCGGTAACCTCCGCCTGAAGCTTTATATTTCTTGGCTACAAGCTGGGCCTTTCTCGCGCTCCATTTTCCAGCGCCAGTGCCTTGAGTTGCTGCGGCTTTTACCTGAGACACAATCTTCTTACGAAGGCTCGGTTTCGTGTAGTTACCGGCAGCGTTAACACTTCCACCCTCTTTGAACTGGGTAAAGTCCGTGTTATCCCGACGTGCTTTTTTCACGCCTTTGGGCATCTTTGAGGGGTTTACATCCCCCATACCGCGTGAGGGTCTCATGGGTTTAGCAGGCCATGCCGCCTTTTTTCATTGTGACTTGCTTGGCTTTGGTTTTGCCTTTGGAAGCAATACCGTCAGCAGAACGCGTGAAACCGCCAGCAGCCATCTTCTTAGCAGCACCGCCTTTTTTCATGCCCATCATCTGTTTTTTATCAGATGCCATGTCCGCTTTAGAGCCTTCTTGTGCGCCCTTCTTTTTGGCCATCATTGCCATAAAACCGGGATTCATTTTTGTAGCCATAGTTCCACCTCTTTTAAAAGTTTTGCCTTTGTCGGCAGTTGAAAAATCCTTGCCCACGGACTGTGGGACTCCTACCTTCTTGGCAAACGACGCTGAGTGCGCAATCGCTTCCATGAAATTGTGTTGCTTCTTACTCGTGCTCGGCATCATCGTCTTTCTTTTTACGGAACAACGTATAAAACTCTTTACCTGTAGCCATTTCGTAAATACGCATGATACCCACCACTGCGCCAATCAGAGCAAACAGTGGATTGAACATTTCTAAGAACGCGCCAAACGTGCTGAAGATTGCTACAGAATCCAATACGTTTTTTACGTTGTCTGTTTGTTCGGTCATGTCAACATTTCCATCTTGCTAGAGAAGCCGCCTTGCGGGTAGGTTTACCTTTTTCGTCTTTCATCGGGCCGGGCATACCAGACATACGGGCGCAGAATGACTTTTTACGTGCGCCACCTTCAGGCTGCGGAGCTTTCAAGTTAGAGCCTGTTTCACGGTTGTATTTGGCGCGGCCTTTGGCAGTCAGGCCTGCCCCTTTAGAGACAGGCAGTTTTTCACCGCGACCAACAGCAAGAGAAGGGCCTTTTTTCTTAGCCATTTACAACTTTCAAGCGTGACTCCCGAATGCCTTGCAACAACGGGACAACAACTTCCTCGCGGAAGTTTCTGGTGAAGTACTCGCTACCAATATGCGGAAGACTGATGTCTACGTCCACATGCACGGTAAACCCCATCTCAGAGGCTCTGTCGCAGAACAAATAGTCTTCGCCAACATACTGGTCATCTACGATGTCAAAGTCAAACAAAGCCGCCATGCGCTCACCTGTAGGCTTGTTTTTGTAAGACCACTCAGGATGCGCCTCTGCCATCTTCTCAATGACATGACGCTGGATGAGCATAAACCCTGTGCCAATACGTTTGACACGCATCATAGAGCCATCAAACTCTAGCTCATCGTTCTCGTCAAAGTACAAGTCTGTAAAGAACTTCTTGTCTTTTGCCCTGCGTGGGTATGTCCCAGCAGTGATATCTTTGCCGCCGCTTTGAGCCATTAAACGCAATATGTCATCAGAAGTTGCCACAACGTCTGAATCAATAAAAAGCAATTCAGTGCAGTCGGTTTTCAAAAACTCATTCACCAGCGAATTGCGCGCCAAGGTAATAATTGAACAGTTTGAAATATCAGACAAAGTAACAGCTACGCCAAGGCGCATAGCATCCGGCATCAACTGCGCAAGATTAAATGCGGTCTTGACGTTCAAGCGACCATCATGGCAGGGTATGCCAATGAACAACTTGCGCCCCGCCAGACTTGCTTGCTTATGTTCAGCCATAGAACACCGTTACAAAAGTAGTGTTTGAAAAGTTTGCATACAAGCCTTGCTTTGCAAGCATTCCTTCTCCGGGGAGTAAGACAGCACAAGGTGTGGTTTGGCTGGTGGCCGTTGCAAAACTTGTCAGCCATCTTCCGCCAGTGCCATCCACATACCGACAAGCTGTACCGGCAGTTACTGTACCTGAGTTGGGATCTGTAATGGTAAAGGTGCTTGAGTCAACAACAGTAACTGTGTAGTTTCCGTCTGTGCCAGATGCTCCAGCCGCAGAACTAAATGCAATTCCAACCGCATCGCCGGTTTTTAAGCCGTGAGCTGATTTTGTTACTGTTATGGTTGCGGAAGACCGTCCATAAGTTGCAGATGTGGGCGTTACACTGGTGTCAAAAATCTCAACAACACCAGCGCCGCCGCCACTTCCCTGAAAAACAACTTGTTTTAATCGGCATCTGCCAAGCGGAACAATAAAACCCGAAGTTTCAATATGGCCACTTAAAACGTCCGTTTGCATCATAATTAATCTCCTTTAAAAAGGGGGCCGAAGCCCCTTAGATCAATTACTGTTGAGTGGAAGTTGGGTTTGCAGAGCCGTCAGAATCTTTAACGACATACTGGACAGTAATTGTCGCTGCACCGCCGCTGGCTGTTCCAGCGCAAGCGTAGATGACGTTAACAATCAAATCAGTTGTGCCTACGTTCAAAATGGTAGCGATCTGAGCGCCAGTCAAAGTTGTGGTTGCACGACCAACAGCCAAAGGAGTAGTAGTTGCACCACCAACAGTGGCTAAAGAAGAGCCAGCAGCAGTTTGGATAGTAATGGTATTGCCAGTCGTACCAGCATAAGCGGTAGTGATGTCAACAAAAATGTTGGTAATCTGTGCGCCAGCAGGCAACACAAATAATTGTTTTGCTGTGGTGTCGGCTACAGTGGTTGTAGCAGATTGGGTAACGGTTGTAGCACCCATATTACGGATAGTGCCAGCAGTCGTACCGGTTGTGTTTTTAACAGTACCCAACAACCAAGGGCCAAGGTGTGTTGCAAATCCCATGTTCAATTCTCCATGCGTTGTAGCGTATCAATCTGCATGAGGTCAGCCGAGCCTGTTTGATACGCCGATGAGTCTCGGGGTAGCTGCAATATACACGATCTGTGTAGAATGTCAACATGCCATACAAAGACCCAATTAAAAGGAAAGAAAAGCAACAGGAGTATTCTAAAAAATACTACGCTGACAATACGCAAAAAGTAAAAGCTGCTACCAAAAAAACGGATGATAATTTTAAGCAACAGTGGAAAGATTTTAAAGCCGCCCTGTCATGCCTTGAGTGTGGGGTCTACCACCCGGCAATTTTAGATTTCCACCACATAGACCCGGAAATGAAAAACGCCAGTGTACATAAACTTGTACAGGCTAAAAGTTATAGAAAAGCATTAGAAGAAGTACAGCAATGTGTAGTGCTGTGTTCAAACTGCCATAGGGTTTACCACTATAATGAACGCCATGCGGAAAAAGCTGCGCATGAAAAATGAATAATAAGTGGGAGCCGAAGCCCCCACTTAAATTACTCTTCAATACGGGTAATAACAAAAGTAGTCACGCCATCTGATTGCTCTTCAGCTTCTGACTCTTCGTCTTCAACGTACTCAATCCAGTCGTCAGACTCTTCGTCGTACACATACCATGTGTCGAGTTCTTCGTCATACCAATACCAAGCATCGGTTTCTTCGTCGTAAACGTACTCTTCGTCTTCGTCTTCGCCAAACTCAACGCCTTCGTCTTCGTCATCTTGGTTGGCAAGAAACTCGTCGGTAACGTCATAGTCAACAGCCCAGCCATATGCTTGTTGGAACTCGATGAACTCCTGAATGATCTGCGCTTTTTCAAAGTCGCTGGTTTCAATGGTCACAACTTCGTCTTGCACAAAATCCCAATCGCCAATTTTAATTTCTACCTTGTACATGAAAAACTCCTTTAATTTGGTGCAGCACCACGCCGCAAAACAATCCTACGGAGTCTCTATGACTATTGCAAGGCTAATAAAAAAGGGCCCCTTTTGGGGGCCCCCATCTGGTTGTTTAAAACCAAATTATCAGGTCGTACCGGGTGAGCCAAAAGCGCCCAATGGATCAGACCAGCCGAAGCTGTAACGCTCACGGGCCTTGTAACGGACGTTACCAGTATCAAAGTCGCCGTCCATTTTGTTTTCCAAAGGCATACGCTCGAAATGTTTCAAGCCGTTGGGAACGTCGGTCATCAAGAACCAGCCGTTAGCGTCTGTCAAGAAGTGATTGACAGTGTAGCCTTCGGGGATTGAGCCGTTGTTCTTCAGGGCGTTGATATCGTTGTCGGTAGTGCCAACGCGGAGGTTGGTTTCCAGCAAACGGGTAGCAACGAACATCAGAGCAGGAGGAATCACCAACTTGCGTGGCTTAGCTGCAATCAACAGGCCGCGCTCATCTGTCCAAGCTGCGATTTGAATAACTGCATTTTCCAATGAAGTTTCGTTCAAGTCAGCGTTGGTTGTAGGACGATTGCTGTTGGTGCCACCAGAAACCAAGGGGTGTGCTGTGCTGAACAGAGCAACACCGTCGCCACCAAGGTAGCTAGAGGAGAAGCCGTTGTTCAAAACAGAAGCTGCCTTGACTTGTTTGGTGTATGCCATAGCACGGGCCAAAGCTTTGGTGTAGCGAGCAGACAAGCTGTCGTACAAGTTATCTTCAATCGCCTCTTCGGTGATTGAGAAACCCAAGGCAATGGTTTCGTGGTTGTAGCGTGCTGTGAACGCTTCTTGCGCATTGTCATAAGCAATGGCAGAACCTTCGTTCTTGACGGGAGCAGCAGAGAAACCAGCAAGCTTGGTCTCTTCTTCAAAGCTACGCTCTGATTTCTCAGTGTCATAGATTTCTTTGTGCTCTTCGCCGTAGCGTGCGTACTCCATGCCAAACAAAGCGTTCAGACCGGGGAGCAACTCTTTAAGTAGTTGTGCGCGTGAAATAGCCATGGTTAATTACTCCTTAAACACCAGTGGTGCTAGTGTACTGGTGCAAGTTAAACTTGACCAAAAACTCGTAATAGGTCGTAGCTGCAACACCGGGCAAGCCAGTGGCGGTATCAGGCACAACATCAATTACACGAATAGGCAACGTATTGGTAGTGTCGGCGGAAGTACCGTCGATACCGTAGTACGAATCGCCTGTGACTGTAGAGCCGGTAGCAACAGAAATTGCCACGTTAGACCCCACGATTGCACGGGTAAACGCGGTGGGAACCGTAGTTTGACCGTTTGTAGCAACCACTTTAAAGATTGCGTTGGGATCATCCACAACATAGGCAAAAGCCATTGCTGTAGAAGTTGATGTAGCGGCTGGGTAGTATTGAGCTTGAACAGTTTGACCTGACGAGTTCACATACTGACAACCAACTAACACGCCTACGTTAGTGCCAGTAGCAGTAGTACTGCCGGCAACAATGTAGCCGCTGGTGTCAACCTTGACGGTGTCACCGTTCAGAATTGCGGTAGCGTAAGCTGGCGCAACGGGGATTTGACGGATCGCTCCGGCGTATGGCAGACCATCCAATCGGTTTAATGGTTTGAAGCCGTACGTCTTGTCAATGGTGGGATATGCCATTAAAGACTCCTTTATTTAGAACCTGTACCAAATCCGCTTCCGCGACTGGATGAAGACTTTCGGTCAGCAAACAGAGGCATACGCGGGTCGTTATTTCTCATGAAGTGGTTGTCCACTGAGTCCATCTGGTTCTGCGCTTGCGTGTCGTAATACTCTTTCATGGCCATGAGTTTTTCGGTTTGGATTTTGCAAAGCATCAATCCACCAATTTCCACATTACCATTTGCACTACCTTCAAGCATCAGTTCTGGATGGTCTGCTGCCTTCACTGGAACCCAGCCATCCCGCATCTTGCTAGATACATTGGTTGGCATTGTTTGTCCCAAGACATGAGTCGCTATGTAGCGATACTCCCATCCGGGTTCAGGGGTAGGATCGGGCAACGCGCTCGAAGGTTTATAAACGTATCGAGCACTTTTTTCGCGTGACACATTGTCACGGGGGTTACGGTTTTCAGCCATTTTGATTCTCCAATTTTAAAACTTCTGCGACGTATTTCTTAGGGTCAAGGTTGTACTTCTTAATCAACGCAGCTTGTGACGGCGTTAATTGGACTTTCCTTGTTCCTGTGGAACGTGATGCAGGGGCCACCACGGATGATGGACGCCTTGGAGTATCACTCGACTTAGGCCTTTCGTCGTTTCCACCGAAAACTTCAGGGAACTTCGACTTCACGCGAGCATCAATTTGCTCGAAATATTCATCATTGCGGGGGTCGACCCCGGAGTTGACTAGTTTTTGATGCAGCCCTAGTGCAAAGCTGGTAACTTCTTCGAATCCGTCTGAACCAAACCACTGGTTTTTTGCCTGCCAGCGCAGGGTCTTTTCGTCTGGTTTGACAGATTCTGTCTGTTGTTGTCGCGGTTGTACCGCACTTTCTTCCACTTGTAAAGGGGGTGGACGAAAATTTTGTGCCTGTTGTAATTTTGCCTTAGCATCAAACAACGCTTCCTGAGCCGCAATGATGGCATCAGTGTCAAATGATTCCTGTGCCGCCTTGTAGTCCCGACGAGCTTTTTCCATTTCCGCCTCGGCAGCGGTCTTGGCCATAGCACCGTATTGCTCAGTACCGGTACTTACGTACTGTTTGAGCTTTTTGTTTTCCTCGACGTAATGCTGTGCAAGACGCTCAAGTTCTTGTTTCTCCCTCAAAAGGGCTTCTTTGGCACGGCGCTCGTCGTGACGCGCATGGGTCAACTCCTTGATGCGATCTTGTGCGCCTCTTGTATAAGACTCAATCTCTTCATCAGTGGGGTCTTCCACTTCTCTGTCCAATGGTCTACGACCACGGTCTTGCACAGGGGTGTCATCGACAATCTCAATTTCGACATCATCTTCAGGTTGAACTATCTCAACCTTTTGGTTCTTGTCGTCATCAAGTTCGTCGGGGAACTTGTATTGTTCTGCCATTTCTGCTCCTTTAAGCGCGGGTTAGCCCACGAGGGTCTTGCACAACAGCGTCCACTTGGTCATCATTGATGAGCCGGAACTCTTTGCCAAAAATCTTGAAACGCGTACCAGAATAGGTACGGACAAGGACGAAGTCACCTTCTTTACACCACGCGCCTGTGGGGAACTTGGTCTGATCTTTATACGCATCGGGGCCAACTTTCATCACAAACAACACGGTGGTTGCGCTTTCTTCTTGTCGCATAGTGCTTGTGTCGCGAACAAGATCAAGCTCAGTACCATCAATCTTTTCAGAGACTGGGGGCACAGCACACAGGATGCGCCAGCCTGAAGGCTCTGGCAACATAGTGGCTTTTTCTTCGTTGGATGCGTCGTTTGCTGGCGCATCGACGGGCTGGATTACTTCAGGCAGGGCATACTGCCCCGGTTCTAAAACGAGTTCACTCATCGGATTGTTCAACTTTCTGTGCAAGGTCAAGTAGATAACGCTCTGCAAGGGCTAGACCCTGAATAATCCCGCAGAGTTTTTGGTACTCTTCAAAGTTGCGACATGCCCCACCAGCGCAGTCATCTGCATAGTTGTTCATATCGGTGCGTAATTTTTCGCGCAATACGCGTGCGAATTCTTGAATCATTTAAGTGTCCTGTCTTTAACTTGCTGGTTCTGTGTGGCCTGTCTAACCAAGTCCATACCCATTTGCTGGCGTTGACGTTGCAACGACCCGGCTTGAGACATTGCGTTGTTTTGCTCTGCCTTCTTTTGCTGCTTAAGCTGGCCGGTTTTGGCCAATGCATCCATTTGAAGTTTTTTGTTTTCAAGAGCCAGCCTGCCTTGAACCTCTTGCGCTTTGATCTGCACTTCTTGCTGGCGCAACTGCAACTCTTGTTGCTGCATCTGGAGCACGGGGTCTTGGGCTTGTTGTTGAGCCTGCTGTTGTGCCGCTTGCGCTTGGTTTTGCTGGAGTACCTGCTGCGCGGCTTGGGCCATCATGGACGACAACGCCATCTCAATTTCAGGAGACATCTTCTCGCCCTCGGGAGGCAGAGGCATACCCATCTGTTGCTCTATCTTCTGACGGTAGGCGTATCCAACGTGCTCTGCAACGTGCGCCATCATCGCGGCTTGTATCTGTGAAGCTTTGGGGTTTTGACCAATCAACTGCATGACGGTTGGGTCTTGCATTGCCATCATATGAACTTTTATATGGGACTCGTGGTCTTGATAGAAGAAAGCTTTTAACGGCTCCATACGCAGAGCCGCCATATTCTCAGACACAGGGTCTTTGGGTTTCTGGTCGTCGGGCAGGGGCACGAGCTTGTCAGCATCCTTGATACCCAAAACCTCCAACATGTTGCGGTGCAACTGAGGCAAGTCATAAATATCTGGAGCCATCTGCGCCATCTGGATGACGGCTTGGTACTGCACAACCCGCTGGCTCATTGTTGCCGCGTTGGGGTCGCTCACAGGAATGATGTCAATATGGTCGTAGTCTGACTGCTTGGCCCTACGTGGGGCATCTTCTGGGTCGTAGTCGTAATTTGGCTCGGTGTAGTCGCGGATGATCGCGGCCAACAGGCGCAACTCTTGTTTGAAGGTGTAGTGCAGACGGGCTTGGACAGCAGACATAACCTTAAGCTGACGCTCGAGTAACGCAAGCGTGGTGCCCACAGGAGCCTGTGCGGACATGTCCGATACGTTCATATCCGCTGTTGCGGCAAAACGACGGCCTTCTTCCACAATCTTGTCCATCAGTCCGGACAGGACAACGCTTGGTTCCTTGTAGGGTAAGGGCAGGATGCTGTCGCGCAGTGCCCCAGAAGCAATATCTACGTCTCGCCATTCTCCGGGAGCGATGGGGGTGTCGTCTCCCTTAATGCGCATTCCGCGAGTCTTAAGACCTCCGGGTAAGTTAGATAACGTCCCAGCATCGACCAACTGACGCATGATACTCGTGGCTGACCTAGCGTATCCGCCGATGAGGTGGAAGAGCCCGAAGCCATAGGCTCCAAAGCCGGGGATGTACTGGTAGTGGACAAAGTGCTGGCGCTTGAGGCAGAGGGGGTCATCTTGTTCCCAGTTACGCCGAATTGACAAGACATCATTGCTTCCTTTAATTAGGGTAACTACATAGGGCTTCATCACACCGGTAGGTTCACCGTTGTCATCTTTGTCTTCATCACCCTCTAGCACCAAGTCAACATGGCATTCATATAAGGTATACCGATCATCGTTCAGGTCAGAAAAGCCTGTCTCTTTATCCTTGGCCTTCTTGATGTTGTCTTGTTCTTTGCTGGGGTCAGGCAACTCAATATCACGGTAAAAGCCTGCCTGCTGAAGCTTGATGATCTCGTTCTTGGTCTTGCGCATGACGTGCGTCAAGCGGTAGCAAGTGTCTAAGTCGGTTGTTCCGTAGGGCAGAATAATATCTTCTGCCGGTATAAACATAGATACCTGACGTCCCAGATTGGGATCAAAATAAACTTTCTTAAACGCAGAACCTGTAGCTGGGAGGCTCCACAACATGCGCTCATGCTCAGGACGGAACTCACGCATGACCTCTGTCAACTCGTAGTTCATATCCGCTTCAACACGCACTGCTGCTTCTTGCTTCTCAGGTGTCTCCCTGCCCAATATTTTTGTGCGCACTGGGCCTTGTGCTGGGAACTGCTCAGTAATTGTCTCTGACTGAAACCGCACCACTGCTTCTGTAATCATGGGGTGGAAAACGCCACACGCGCCGTTCCAAGGTTCTGTGCGTTCCTCGTACTGGAGTCCCAGAAGTTTTAAACCCTCGGTGTAGGCTTTCTCCCAGTCCTTGCGGGAGTTTCGGTCGTTGTCAATATCTCCGTCCAAGTCACCTGCCAGTTTGGACAGCGCACCTTCGTCCATGTCCTCGGCCAAGTTTTTGCCAAAGTCGTCTTCTTCACCGGGCATCATACTGATCTCTAAGTCACCGATACTGATGTTGACTGCTTCAGGATCAATAATCTCAATCTCGATAGCCTCTTCGTCTTGAGCCAACTCCTCCATGCCTTGGGGTTGTTGGTACAGTGCTTTATCTATATTGGTTGCCATTTTTTACCTCAGTAGTACGCCGCAGAGCGACGCTTGAAAAACCGTTGTTCATCTGGCTCATCCGTGTCTAGCGTGATGAAGCCGCCTTGTCTGAATCGAAGCAGTGCTTGGCTGGTCGTGTCCACAAAGTCATCGTGTTCGCCAACGGGGAAGGCTGCAACCTCCTCAATCACTTCACGAGCCCAACGTGTGTCAGGAGCCCATACCATGCCTGAAGAGAACAGGTCAGCAATAGCTTGCACACGCACCATCTTATCGTTTCCACGGCTCGGTGTAAATTCTTGTACAGGGATGCCCATCGCCCTGAGTTCTTGTATCAGTGGCCCACCTGCCGCCTTTTTCTCCACAATGAAGGCATCGGGTTGCCATTCCTTCCAATGCTTGAAGGCGCACTGTTTGAGTTCTGGGAATGGGATTCGGTCTTTAAAAGCGTCAAGGAGG